CCTTTAGCCATTTCCGCGTATAACGATTCGTTAATCTCTCGGCCAATAAATGATTTCAAATATTTGCGAGTTCTAATTTGTAAAATTTTTGAAAATTCGTTATCAGTCATCGAAAAGCTTTTCTATTTTAGTAAAAATTCTTTTAAGCGTACGTGCTCCATGTGTGCGTAGTGTAGTATCTTGCTCATAATTTACTGTCGCAATTTTATCAATCCAGTTTAAAACATTTTTATATTTTTCAATAATGTTTTCCTCTTGCTTAGGATTAAAATAGCGCCATTCAAGGACTTTAACATTTCTTGTTTCATCTAATTCTACAAAACAATCATGGCCCCAATTCCAACCAATAATTACCCATTCAGGTCCATCATCATGATTGTCTCTAAATGAACAACCTGATACCCAGTCAGGACCTTCTTTGTCTTCATACCCGCGAACATAACCGTTGTAATCGTCGTCAGGGTCAAAATCAACCAACAAACGAAGCATCGTTCCATCTTTAGGTGCGGTACTTATATCCGTAAAATTTATGTTTGCCATTCTTTAAGAATCTCCATTAATAATTTATATTAACATAAATTTACACAGGAATAAAATCAATTGTCTCTAAAAAATAAAACGTTTCGTCCTCTATTAGCAGAAAAAGCAGATTCAAAAAAAATTAAATTTCCGGTTATGGTTAGTCCAAAATTAGATGGCATTCGCTGTTTGATTAAAGATGGCGAAGCCGTATCTCGTTCATTAAAACCAATACCTAATGATTATATTAGAGCTCTATTAAAAACAGCTAAAAATGGTTTCGACGGAGAATTAATAATATTAAAGACCTAATATCATATGAACAACAATATGTCGATGCTAAATTTGAAGGTATAATGCTTCGCGATATGTTAGGACGATACAAATATGGCCGTTCTACTATTAATGAAGGCATATTACTAAAAATGAAACGGTTTGACGATTCTGAGGCAATAGTTATTGGCTATACTGAAAAAATGGAAAATCAAAATGAAAAAGAAATAGATGCTTTAGGATTATCCAAACGTTCAACAAAAAAAGAAAATATGATTCCCGCTGGTACTTTAGGTAATATAATATGTAAATGGAAGGACCAAACAATTGAATTAGGTTCTGGATTTACAGATGAACAGCGGAAATTAATATGGGATAATCAAGATAAATTTATTCGTAACCTAGTTACTTTTTCATATCAGGGAATCGGACCGAACGGAAAACCGCGATTTCCGGTCTTTCTAGGATTTAGAAAAGATATAACTGCAGATGACTAACGATTTAATAAATGCTTCATTTGAATTCGTGATGGCCGTTACGATTTTTTATTCTTGCCTAACTTTATATCGAGATAAAAAAGTTAGAGGTTTATCTGTTTGGATGGTCGCATTTCCTACTGCTTGGGGTTTTTGGAACATTTATTATTACCCGTCTCTTGGACAGACATTAAGCTTTATTGGTGGTCTTTTCATAGTTGCAGCTAATTGTTTATACCTAAGTTTGATATTTAAGTATAGAAAAAACTAATTGTGTACATTAATCAATAAAAAATCTATAATAGGTGTACAAAATTAAGGAGAAATACAATGTTACTAAAAAATAAACTAACCTCTATGGCTTTAGCTATGGCAATATCATTTATTCCAGCAACGGCTCAATCACAACTTTTTAAAGACACTTATATGGTTGTTAAAGTCAAAAAAACTGGTTCAATATCAGGTGTTAAAGGTCCATATGATGGAATTCCAAATTGCAAAAGCGATATTATTCAGTTAAAATTTGATTTATTAGCTGAATATGGCACGTATCAGTGGGGAATTCACCCAAAACATTTTTCTTTTTCTTGTGATTCATATATTAAAGCGCCTGATTTAACATGGACAAAACAAGAAGAAGATGAACTAATAGCGTTGACGCAGGCTGAAAAAGCTCCTGCGGTTCCGACTAAAATCTATATGTTGATTGTTCCAAAAAATGGAACAGAAACTATAGGTTATGAAGGACCATTTGATGAAATGAAAGATTGCGATACAGCAGTAGCTAAATTTTTATCAAAAAATCGATTGTCGAAACTAACATCATTACCAAAGGGATGTTTTGCTCTCGAAGAAGCTCCACAGTCACGTAACTCAGCTGGATAGAGTGTCTGCCTTCTAAGCAGAAAGTCATAGGTTCGAATCCTATCGTGACTGCCATAAATAAAAAGGGGCCAATTGGCCCCTTTTTTTAGTAAAATTTATTAATCCTTTAAAGTATTAATTTGATTTTCAATATGTTTTCTTTGAATTTTTAATTTTTCTAATTTTTCTTTATTAATAGTTTGTGAAATTTCTACAATTTCATAGTGAAACCAACTAACTTTTGTTTCATCTGAAAAATAAACGTTGCAACCTAACGAATTACATGAAATGACTACACCTTTTTTACCATCCGCTTTGTGCGTTATTGTATCACCTTGTTTTATATGTGAATAATAATCAGAATTAATTTTTTCCGGGTCGGTATGACATGCCGCCACGCTGAGAACAACAGCACTTAACATAAGTAATTTTTTCATTGCTTTTTTCCATTTTCTGTTTCATTTAATACGTGAATGTGTTCATATATTTCATCTTTTGTGCCACCATTGACACATTTAATTATCTTAGTTTTGCCGTCAAAGTCTTTCCTAAGAGAAGAAACGAATGACCTGTCAAAATCTCCCATTCCTATTCTCCATACATCCGAGTCTACCGGTTTAAATACTAGCAAATAATATGTCATTAACCGTTTCCGATTTGAAGGGTTTTGTTTTTACCTGACGCTTGAGCATTTAAAGAAATTGAGTTAGCCGCCATACGAGCAGCTAAATTTGTCTTATTGCCTTTTAACATTTTTGAATTTGCGTCAGGATAAATTTTATCCATTAATTCATCAATTTGATTCACGGGCACAAGAGCATTATATCCGTTTTCAAGACTTTGTGGTTTATCTCTAGTAAGCCGATTTAATCGAGCCGCCATCGCATTTGCTACTGCCGTATTTCCTTTAGCAATAGTTGTAACTTTTTCCTCGTTTACAAGTTCTCTTGATTTACGCTTTACCGCTCGAAATATGTATGGCTGCATTGCATGAAATGTTGCTACAGCAGATTCACGGCCAAAAACATCATAATGAATAAAACTACGATGCGTTTGCCACACAATTCTGCATCCGTAATAACGACTAATTGCCGTCATAAGAGTTTTTGACCAAGAATAAACTTTAGATACTTTTACACCTTCTTTATCATGAATAACAGGGTCTTCAGTATCAAGAGTTCCTAAATCACTCAATTCAAGTTGATGAGCTTCGAGTAATTCATGTACTTTTGCCATAAACAACTCAGATTCATGCTCATTATCTGTACCCTCAGCTTTAGCTAATAGGTTATTAATTTTTTTAATAATTTTAGACATCTTTTAGTTCTCCATGTTTTAATATAAATATTATACATCAAAAACATCATAATGAACATATTGAAAGTCATAAATAAATGGAAATGAAACTACTAAGAACAGTATTTTTTGCACTATTATTAGCAATAATAACGTCTGTAATAATTATGTTTGCTAGCGAAAAGGCTAAAGCGCAATCAGCAAATGTTACTGACGGAATTAATTTTTCTGGATGTCCTCAATTTAAACCTTTTGATATTGAGTATTTAGGTCAAAGAAATTTAATAACTATATGTCGTATTAATTATGCTGTTATTTATGATACAACGTGTAAAATACCCGTAATGACGTTTGAACGATTACGACCTGAAGATATTGACGGAGACGCTAAAAGATACCGTAATTTCTTATACGACCCGACAGTTGATAGAAATATGCAGGGAAATTCCAGAGATTACCGAAAATCTGGTTACGACAGAGGCCATATGGTTGCTTCTGCTAATATGAGAGAAAATTCAGCGTCCCAAAAACAAACATTTTATTTTACAAATATAGTTCCTCAATTTCCTAAATTTAATCGTGGTTCATGGAAAACTATTGAAAACCAAACTCGTAATTTCATTAATCAAAATGTTGATACTTATGTTGTTACAGGAGCTATAGCGAATGGCAAAGATATTATAGGAAATAATGTATGTGTGCCTCAGATAATGTGGAAATACGTTTTGCCTACAGACGACCACCAAGACGGAATATATTTTGTAAACGCAAATATAAATTCAAGAAAAAATGCATTGAATACGGATTTAACTGATATTCAATTATTATCACAATTTAAATGGACATTTTGATGCCAAATATTCATATTCAATTTTTCTTCGGGTCTGCCATTGCAACATCATGTTTTTGTGAGTTATTTTTGCAATGGCCAACTGGACCAACTTTTATTTTTAGTTTTATAATGGGATTAATTTTAACTTTTTGTTATTGGTTATCTTAAAGATATAAATTTGCGCATTGAGAATTCGCCTTTAATAGTTGAGTTCTCAATTAAGCGTTTAAATTCTGTAAACGCAATATCTTCCAATTTTAATTCATCGATAATTTCATTAACTGCAATTGACGCTAATTCACGTTCGCCTAAAGTTTTTAATTTATATCCTTTAATAAATACTTTTTCATTAGATGAATAAAACCAATATTTATTCTTTAGAACGCTAAATGATTTTCTCCAATTAACATCAGAGCAATCAATCCTGATTTTATCGCCTTTTGTATTAGTCTCTAATTTTATTTTATAAATGCTCATAATAGGTAAATCCTGTACTTGTAAATAAACATATAACATACAATGGAGTTTTAGTAAAACACAATGTTCTTAATATACACAAAGCCGTCATGCATTTATTGCGATAAAGCCAAATATCTTCTTCAAGAAAAAGGCTTGGAATACGAAGAAATAAAAATAACGGCAGATAATAGACAAGAATTATTTGATGAAATATCACTTTTAACTGGACGAGCTCCAACAACAGTTCCTCAAATATTTGACGGCGATAATTATATCGGCGGATTTAACGAATTGGATAAATGCTTAAATGTCTAATTCATTATTGGTAGGAGTAGACTATTCTTTGTCTAGTCCTGCCGTTACATATTCGTATAAAAACAAAATCCATTCTCTAGGCTTTACATCGTTAAAAAGTTCTGGTGAAATGCATAAAAGAGAAATTCGCGAAAATCATTTTATAACAATTGACCGTTTGTCCCCATGGGAAACTGACCAAGAGCGATATCATAATATTGCCGAAAAAATATTTAATTTCATTCCTATGGTTCCGGATGAAATTATGTTTGAAGGTTATGCTTTTGCGGCTAAAGGCAGAGTGTTTAATATTGCTGAAGGTTGCCAAACTCTCAAAATGCTTTATTATAAAGGGAATGGTAAAACTATTATAAGTGACGTTCCCCCAAATACACTAAAAAAATTTGCTACTGGCTCAGGACGAGCCGGTAAGCCTGATATGTTAGAAGCATATATTAAAAATGTAGGCATTGATTTATACAAAGAATTAGGTAGATCGAAACCTGCTGAAGATATTATTGATAGTTATTTCTGTTTGAAATATTTAGAAAGTGCAAAAAATGAGTGATATTATTCAGTTTCGAACCCCTATTTTTGATATTGAAGATAGTTCAAAATTTGACCCGATGATTTATACCGTTGAAGAAATGTCAAAAGTATTTTTCGATCTGTATACAGAATATTCGGATGAAATTATCAGTGCTGAAGCTGTTATCGAATTATCAACATTATTTGTTAAGGCTCATGAGGTTCTTGCTGCTGAACTAGAACAACAAGGTATTTCAATGGATTTAAAATGATGTTATAATAGACATCATTGGAGAAAATACATGGCAATTAAATTCAAAAAACCATTAGGCGTAAATGCTAAAATGGGTTATGAACCTGAGAACGAAGACCTGACGAATAATATTCAATTGGGTCGAGCACTTCACTGGTATAATAATTATGGAACTATTCAAGATTCTCAAGAAATCATAGTAACATATATGAATAAATTAGGTCATTCAAACGTCGCTGACCGGTTTAAAAAATTAAATAATGTAGGAATGAGTTACATTAAACAATTAGGTTGGTTATTACGACTTATTGACCGAGGCTGTATTATAGGAGCCGAAGCATTAGACCAAATGGAAGACTGTTTTCAAAAACTTGAGTTAGCTGAATTAAAATCAGAAATTTATTCAAGAAGCCTTGCGCCTGCTGTTAAAAAACCAAAACCTGTTTCCTTATGGCCAACAGTTCTTGAAATCATTGAAAATTCGATATACGCTGATAAGCCACAAAAAAGCATTGATGTGTTGCAATTGCTAGAGGAATATAAAATTCCTAAGGGCGATTATCAAAAAATTATTAAACCAATAGACCTTATTAGAAAAGAATTAAGCATTATAACTAAACCGCCAAAAGATGTTCTTTCTGCCTATAAAGAACGCAAATCTTTAATGGACAAATATAATGATTTATGCGACCGTATTGCAGACCGTGGAAGTCCCACCGAAATTATGGCTGAACGTTTAGCACAAATGGAAAGTGATTTAAAAGACGTAGATAATGCCGATGCTCAATTACTTGAAATGGAAATTGATAAATCGTTAGCCAAAAAACAACATGAATTAGCCGTATCTGCCATATCTCAATTAACACAAGTTAAATCATCAGGCAAAAAAGTTCGAAAAAAGAAACCTATTGATGCAGCGAAAATGGCGAGCAAAGTTAAATACTTGCAGAAATTTGACGAATTAAATTTAAACTCAATACGTCCTGAATTATGCGTAGGCGCTAAACGAATTGTTGCATATAATGTGAAGTATAAAAAAATCAGTATATGGAATGCAGTTGACGGACAAAAATTTATTTTCTCTGGTTCAACGTTAAAAAATGTTGATACTGGATTAAGTAAAACATTAAGAAAACCTAAAGAATTTTTTGAAGGCTATGGTAAAATGACACTAGCTCAACAGAATAAAAGATACAAAGCGCTAAAAACTAAAGAGCAGCAGTCGGCACCACGATTAAACGAACACACTATTATATTGAGAGCAGACGTATAACTTTAAGATTAGCAACTCATATGATATCCTATCCGTACAATTAAAAGGATAGTAATATGATTTTAGAACACACTTATGTAAATCCACGCACTCAAGTAAATGAACAATCCGCAATTCGACGACTATTTTCTCAAGATAAAAAACTTGAAGATGCTATTATTCAAGTTGTGAAAGATAATAAAAAATTAAAAAAGCGTATTAAGGAATTGGAACGAGTTATTTAATGATACTTTTAGATTTTTCTCAAGTTTGTTATGCTGTTATATTAACAGAATCACAAAGAACTGGAATTAATGAAGATAGTAAAGGAATGATTAAACATATTGTTCTTAATATTATTCGAAAATATAATTCCAGCTTCAAAGAATATGGTGATTTAGTTGTATGCTGCGATGCTAAAACTTCATGGCGTCGGGATTATTTTCCTCATTATAAAGGAAATAGAAAGAAAAATAGAGATGAGCAGACGGATATTGACTGGTCATTTTTATTTGAACTTCTTCAAGAAATTAAATCTGACATTAAAATCAATTTTCCTATTAAAGTTATAACAGAGCCAGGTTATGAAGCTGATGATTTAATAGCGTCATTTTCGATTAACTCAAATGAAAAAAATCTAATTGTTTCTTCGGATAAAGATTTTTATCAATTGAAAAAATGGGCAAACATAGACCAATGGCATCCGTTGAAAAATGTTTTAGTTTCAGCTGATAATCTTGACGACCATATAATGATGCATATAATCAAAGGGGATAATGGTGATGGTATTCCTCCTATGTATTGCAAAAAGAATCATTATATGAACGAAACAACAGGTAGAGCACCATCGTTTACGAAAATAAGAAAATCAGAAGCTGAGGAATATTGGAACCCATATACTTTAGAATTTGATGATGATTTTTGGACGGCCTACGACGAAGGAAAAGTGTGGGCTAATATTAAAAAATCCTCAGGTATGGATGCTATTGAATTAAAAGAACGGTTTGAACAGAACAGAAAACTAATTTTGTTAAACAATATACCTGATGAAAATGGGGTTTTAGCTAATAAATTAGACCAAACAGGTATAAATGGCGATTTTGATACCGTATTCGACTACCTTGCGGAAAATAATATGAAAGTTCTTATGGATTCAGTTGAGGACTTTTTATAAATAGAATGAGACAAACAATAGAAAGGTTCGTAATATGAACATGTCGAGCGTTGGTGTTGTATTTTCAACCGTTCTTGCTGCTAAAGATAAAGAAGAAAAAATTGCTATATTAACAAAGTATGGTGTTTCGCCTGCAGTTAAACGGTTATACGAAATTGCAACAGGTGAAATAGAATTAGCTGATAACATCGGTAAAGGTGTTAAAGCAAATCCTGAAAGCGTTACTCATAATAAAGCAGATATGTATCTTAATACTATCGGCAAAATGCTTCCCGCTTTTTTGAAACAAGATCGTGACCAAACAAGAACTATTGAAGTTGTGTTTCCACGATACTTAAAAAAATTGTCTTCTGTTGAAGGTCAAATACTTCTAGATGCAATCGATGGTAAAATGAATATCGGCCTTGATATGTCTGATATTGCTGAAGTTCTAGGAATGAAAGCTGCTCCTAAACCTGTCAAAAAAGTTGAAGAGCCTGTTAAAAAAGAAATAGTTGAAGAAAACGAAGAACCAAAAGAGTTAGATGGCGAAGATAGTAAACCTTCAAAATCAGCTCGTAAAAAATCAAAGTAATGCGACTTAGCAATTGCATGAGCTTGAGATAAGTGTAGTTGTATAAACGCCTGTGTTGAAGATAGAACGCAGGCGTTTTTTAATTTAAAGGAAAAACAATATGCCAATGTACTCATATATGAACACTGAAACAAATGAAGAGTGGTCAGAAATACGTTCTATGGATGAAGCCGATGACGGTGTCGACGGCGTCAAAATAATTCGTGTATTATCTGCTCCAAATATATTTCCGTCTGAACCCGCTGAAGGTTTAAAAAGAGGCGCAGATTTTCAGAAAAATATTATGGAACCTAAACTAAAGGCACTCGGCGCAAAATATAATACTGAATTGTAAAGGTTACTTGCTTGAAGAAAAAATTGCATCTGAATAAACTTCAACCTAAAAATGAATCGCAATCAAAAGTAATAAAAGACTGGAATAACGAAAAAAATTTAATACTATTAGGATTTGCTGGAACGGGGAAAACCTGGCTAGCTATGAGTTTGGCTTTAAAAAGCTATTTTAATAATGAAGTTGATGGAATTATAATATTCAGGTCTGCCTTACCCGTGCGAGACATTGGACATTTACCAGGCGATGTTGACGAGAAAATGTCCGTTTATATGGAACCGTATAAGGATATAGTTCAAGAGCTAGTTCAAAACGGTAACTCAAAACCTGTATGGCCTGAATTAGAAGCCAATAAAATAATAGATTTTAGAGCAACATCTTTTACTCGCGGACTAACATTTGACAATAAAATTGTAATCATAGATGAAGCCAACAATCTTAATTTTCATGAATTAGATACTATTATTGGTCGATTAGGTGTTAACAGTCGATTGATTATTGCCGGTGATGAGACACAATCAGACCATATAAAATCAAAAGATAAACAAGGTTTGAGTAAGTTTGTTAATATTCTAAAAAGTATGCCCAAAAAATTTGCAATTACTTTCTTTGAAGCAGAAGATATAGTAAGGTCTGATATAGTTAAAGATTATATTATGGCAAAGCACAAATTATATGGCGACGACTTCAGCGACTGATTTTCTTAATTTTTACACATCAAAACCTGATTTTAAATATTTTGAACAACAATCTCTTAACATACCAGATATAAATGCTAGTATAGCAGACGACGGTCTCCGTTATTATAATACGCCATTAGGTGATTTTCCATCAGCTACATCTGTATTAGGCGATACTGCAGATAATAGTTGGTTAGAAGAATGGCGAAACCATATAGGCCATGAATCAGCTGACCGTATAGTGGCAAGAAGCTCAGAACGAGGTTCTTTAATGCACGACGCCTTAGAGCAAAGACTTTTAAATAATACAAATTGGATTGACTACTGTAAAGGTGACCATGAAGCTATTATAATGGCTAAGTTATTAGAAAAAGATTTATCGGAAAATGTTGATATTGTTTATGGAGCAGAAACAGCATTATATAGCGACTCTTTAAAAATAGCTGGACGCACAGATGGAATTGGCACATATAAAGGTAAAAATTCTATTATCGATTTTAAAAATTCGCGAAGAATAAAAACTAGCAATGATATATTCGATTATTATTTGCAAGCTACTTATTATTCTATGATGCTTGAAGAAACACACGGTCATGTTTGTGACCAGTTAGTTATTTTAATGGCATTCGCAGAGGATGGATTAGATTCGTATGAAGTGTTCATAGAAGACCGAAACAAATTTATTGAACCTGCTAAACAACGAGTAAAAGAATTTTATGAAAATAAAAAATGAAGCCGAAAAAAATCTTGCGGGCACAAAACATGACGCAATAGTTTCTGATATTGAATTTAGCAAGATTGTATTTGAATTAGTCAAAGATTCAAATAACGAGTTAGACCATATAGAAGCATTTGTTATAGTGTGTGAGCAGTTAGATATTGAAATAGAGTCAAGCGCCGAATTAATAACGCCTCCTTTAAAAGCAAAATTAAAAATAGACGCAGAACAAAAAAATTGGTTACCGAAAACATCAAGATTAGGAGATATTTGGTGATAGCGGCTGAAAAGGAGAAAGCTTATCAATTCTATCGAGCTCACCGTTCGATAATGTTGCACTTTGAAACAGATTATAACATTAAAAATTACGGTATACCAAAACAGTTTGGTCGTCAGCAATATATTGCGTGCAGAGACAAACATATCTTTAATAGACTTGGCAAATCAAAACTGTCTAAAAATGATGCGTTTCCGTTTTGGATAAGCCAATTCAAAAATGAAGATTTATCATGGCCTGGTGACATTATAATAAATGATAGAATTAAATCATATGTTGCGTGGAAAGGTATTGTTAAAAATCTCTTTCGTTCATTTAAAGTTCGTATCAAACAAATATGTTTGACAACCAAAAGAAGCCCAGAAAGTTTGCTAGAATTAAAACCGGGAGAAACTTATCCAAAAATAATCCAGCTTGCAATATCAAATAAAATAGATGTAGAAATAGCCATAGTATTAGCCAGATGTTTTGATAAAGTTCCGCTTATTCAATCGCGAGATAGCATTTATTTTCCACAATGGTACAAACGTTTTAAGGAATATAGCTATTTTATAGACTGTGATTTGACTCCATATAAAGAGTTTCTTTTAGAGCTAGAAGAAACAGTTTATACATAATATGTCTACGGACACACAACATTAAAAAATATACAAAACAAAAGAAAGACTAACATGACATTAACATTTGATTTTGACGACATTTTAAAACAATCTACAGAATTTGAAACAACAGTTGATAAAGCATTTGAAGACGATAGTACATCCAATAATGAATGGTCAAATTATTGGAAACCAACTCCAGATAAAGCAGGAAACTCTACTTCAGTAATTCGTTTTTTACCAGCACCTCCAGGCGAAAAATCCCCATTCGTATCATATTACCAACACTATTTTACCGGTTCAAATGGTAAAGTATATTCTGAGCGTTCTCTTACGACTCTTAAACAGGATGATCCTGTTGGTAAATATAATGCAAAATTGTGGAATAGTGGTTTTGAGGAAGACAAAAAAACAGCTAGTAGCCAAAAACGGTCTAAAAAATATGTGTTTAACATTCTTGTTGAAAAAGACCCGGGCAAGCCAGAAAATGAAGGTAAAATATTCCTTTATCAAGCAGGTCCACAAATTTTCAACAAACTTAAAGAAGCACGTAAGCCTGAATTTGATGATGTTGAGGCCATTCAGCCATTTAGCATTACAGACACAGGTGCATCATTTAGATTGAAAACCAAGAAAAAAGGTCCATATCTAAATTATGAAGATTCTCACTTTGGACCAGCATCAGCGTTATATGGCGGAGATGTTGAAAAAATGAGAGCTGTTTTTGAAGGCCAAGAAGTTTATAGTTTGGCTGAAATTGCAGACGTTTCCAAATATAAATCATACGATGAACTAGAACGCCGCTTGGCTGAAGTTCTTGAAGATGATGGATATGTAATGGAAAATGCAGCTCTTTCTAATAACGTTAATGATTCACCAACAGTAGAAGATGATACATCGGCAAAACAGGTCGACGAAACAATCGTTGATATGGATGACGATGAAGACTCTTTAAACGTTTTTCGTGACTTAGCAGAATCGTAATATATGAGTGATAAAAAACTATTAGTTTGTGGCGGGAGT